ATCTTGTACACCTGCTTGACCATCATACATAACTGCTAAAAAATTATCACCTAATTTAGTGACAATTTCTAAATTAGGCATTAGACTATTAGAACTAGTCTCAGCTTGTTCTATAATTCTAATATAGTGTTTGAGATTCATATACATTCTTTCATACCATGCTTTGGACAATTCTTTCCTTTAGGAGTATGATTACACTTGCCTTTTTCATTAATTTCTTCATCTATAGAATTTTTTGGTTGTTTTGCACTCTGAGCTTGACCTTTAACTAATTTACCTTTAACTTGTGTTGCATGTAATCTCGCGGCTTGATCACCTTGTTTTCCTTGATGGAAACTGGTAAAAGGAACTTTACCTTCTGGTGGTTTGCGTACATTAGTTTCACTGTCGTAACCCTTGCCTTTTTTACGACCCCCGCCACCTTTAGGTTCTGGCCCCTCATCATCTGCTGCACTTTCTTCAGGTAATACACTTTTAGGACCAGTCAATCCACCTTGTTTCTTTTGTTTAGCAGCCTTTCGCTGTTCTTCAAATGGGTTACCCGCTTTAGCTGCTGCTCTAGCACGCGCACCCCATATTTCATCTTTAGGTGATTCTTTTTTGCCATCACCATCATAGTCTTTTTTACTTAATTTTTTACCTTCTCGTGTTTGTGTATTTTTAGGAGCAGTAGCGCCATCTGGGGGACTTGGAACATTGTCAACGACTCCTTTATATTTAGGATTAGTTGGTTTCGGTTGTACACCAATTTGCATGGCTGTATCTACTTCTTTTTTAAATGCTGGATCTGTTTTATAACGAGGATCTAGCATTGCTTTTTCTGGAGTAAAGCCAACACCTCCTGGTTTAGCCATTGAACTCTCATCTGTTTTTTTCTTTATTTTTTGAGCCTGAACCTTTTTAAGCTCTTTCATTTTGACCTTAGCTTCCACCAATTTCTTTTTAAGGATACGTTTTTCTTCAGCAGTATACATATCACTCATTTCAAGTTTTTGTCCATACTCACTGAATTTCATTTCATATTCCATGTAGTGATATACACTGGCCATATAGTCCGCTGCTTTAGTAATTTTGGCCTGCACCCAACCTTCTAGTTGTGCATTATCATCCATCATTTTAAATAGTTTTAATGCATATTTGGCAGTTTTATAAAGGTCGGCTTTGGCCATTTTACCTTCATCATTAAGTTCTGGTTTTTGCATTGCGGCCTGCTGCATAATAGGATCCATATTCTACTCCGAATTTGTAATATTTATCGTTTTAATGCTGTTTTGCCAAATAAGCTAATATTGCTATCAAGCCCATTTTTAGCTGTTCCATCTTTATTTTGAGGGGTAATAACCTTAGGTGGTTTAGGCTTTTTTCCCTTACCATATTGCTTTACGTTACCTATAGCTATATGAGGATTAGCTACTGTTGCAATATTACCTGCACTTGTAGCTCCTTCACTAGCGGTTTCAAATAATTCACGTATTCTCATATTCCATGTTTGTTTCTTTTAGGTTTGGCTATAGGACTTACTGTATTTGTATTTTTTAATTCTAAACTACACATATTGCCTTTGTTTAAGTCTGTATACTTGGCACCTACTGCCTTGCTAGCTTTGACAAACATTTCATGTTCCACTTTTGTATAAGGATGTACTGTTTTTTCCTTACCAAACCAACTTTTAGCATCTATATTAGGCATTTTTTTTCCATCTGTACTAGCCATAGCTTGACCAAGTTTAAATGCCACATAGTCAGTATTAGCTTTTTCCGCATCGCTATACACACTTATACCACGGGTAGATTCTTTTTGCCTCTTGGTAAGTTTTCCTCGCTTTATCTCAACTAATATTTCTCTAATTTTCATCTTATACCTTTACCTATGGGCTTCTCACCAGTAAGGTATGGCAAACTAAACCATAATTGAAACCATTCTTTGGTGCCTGGTTTTATGTTATGCTCTTTTTGTAATTTGCCTTTTTCATTACCTGTGACACTAATATTGCTGCCGCCGTATGGATTTATAGGATCATATTTTATATAACCCTTAAATTCATTAATTCCTGCTAGTTTACGTAATTCTTGTATAGTCATAATTATTTTATAGCATTTAGTATAATCGCATTTCTTTAGCTTTATTTTTTGATTTAGCAGAAGAAAATTGCTCAATACGCTGTTTGGTTTTACGCATTAGATCCAATACTTGTTCATCATCTATCTCTGGGCTCATTGCGTCACGCCATACTGTAAATTGTTCCTGTTCACTCTTAGATGGATCCATAAGCACTTGACGCATTGGTGTTGCACGTGGTCCTCCCTCGCCAGCACTAGGGTCTCCTGTTTCCTGACGAGAAATAACATCTAAATTGTCAAATTTAAATGGAATATCCCCAGCTTTATTAGGTTTTCCGTTATATTGTTTAAGATATTGGAAAGCTTGTTTCTGATCAGCACCAACAATTACAGTTACATTGTTATAACCTTGTTGATTTAAATTACTCAGTACTCGTGTTAGATCAGGTAATTCATCTGTAGCAGTTTGAAAAATATGTCCTTGTTCTGGAAATACCTTTTTATAAATTGCTAATTTTTCTTCTGGCTGTAAAGGATCATCTATTCCATATGTTCTGCTCACAACAAAGTATGGATCGCCCTTAAGTTTATTTGCATAGGTTATAACACTACTGGCTAACATCATATGTCCTTTATGTCCCATACCTCTACCCCAACCTACTATAGCATTATTACCTTCTCCTGTACGATCTAGTTCAAATAGTTGTCTAAGTCTCATTAGTCTTTCCTTGGCGCCCAGTTACCCTGATCAATAGCCTTTACAAATTGTCCAGGTAGATCATGCTTAAATAGTTTATCTGGATGTGCGCTGACATAGCCTTCTGGCTTAGTTTGTCTAATACCACTATGACTTACACTACTAAGGTTTTGTATCATTTCCATTTTAGCTTTGGTTAACATTTCACTGGCCTGTAGTACAGCCTCCATTCCTGCACGATCTTGCAAGATAATTTGTGCTTGTTTTGCACTTGTGTTTCTTGTGACCCAATCAATAAATTTTTGTCTAATACCTACAATGCGTAGATTTTGATTATAAAATTTATATAATAAGTCACCTGGTTTACTTAAGCCTGGTTTAGGCGCTAAAAAGTTATCAATTTGATTAGCATTATTACTAATAAATTCTTGTATTTGATCAAGACTATTTTCTGTTATAGCAGGTGGTTCCTCGACAAAAGTGGTCCCCTGCACTATAACATTACTGGTACTTAAATTTTCTGCATCAGGAAATCTGCTTTCATCATTACTGCCTAAACTATCATAGTAACCTGTGACAGCTACCATAATTTTGGCTGTGCTAATACGGCGACCTAAATTACTGTTCTTAGATACATGGAATGTTGTTACGTTTGGAGTAAATTCATATTCTTGTGATTGTGTATTAAATATTGGTTTAGCAGATTGACCATTAGGCTTAGTACCAGGATAAAATAGTAAGCCACCTTCAACAAATCCTTGTTCTGGACTTGCTTCTTCAAAAAAACTCCATAAATTGGAAAGTTGTTTAGCATATTGTTTACGTTGTGCTAATTGTTCAGGCTCAGTTTTTCCAGTACCTAACAAAAAATCTTGCATATCTTTAGGATTACGTGGTGCAGCAGTTATTCCATTAGCTGTAGTTGTTTTACCACGTTTAAGATATTCCCAAGCATTTTTAGGAATTAAGTAAAAAACTTCATCTTGTTTGCCCCAATATAAAACAGGACTTCCATCCCATTTAAGTTCAATATTACCTCCTTCACCTGTCATATAACGAAGACGTTCTACGGCATGCAATCCACCATTTGCACCGTTTGTAAACACAAGGTCTTCAATATGTTGATACTTACGACCTATAGCTGGCCCTGCTTCAAAAAATTTACGCTCAGGTCCTTTAAGGGGAACAGTTTTCCAACTTTGTCCACTACTGGCTAATGTATAAATTTGTTGTCGTTGTGTAGGCGGTAATGCATTCATTATACTTTCTACACTGCCAAGATCACGGCTGCTATTATTTGGACCTAATAATTTCTGTGCAATTTCATCCATATCTGTACTAATAAGATTAGCTTTTTTACCTTTATTGTCTCTAGCATAAAGGCCTTCATCTGGACTCCATAACATACCTTGACTGCTGGCTAAAGCATTCATAATCATCTGTTTGTGTACACCCTTATAAGGACTATCTTTGGGTATGTCATGGACATGGTATCTATGTACCTGTTGTGCGTTAGGCACTACCTTAATATCTACTTGATAAAAACTGCGTCCAAATGGTAATTTAACATGAACTTGGGTACCACTTTTTTTTGTATCAAGTCCTTTGTCTTGTAGAAATTTTTCTAATTCCACTCTAACACCTTTAGCATCTTGTTGTTGAAATACTTTAGCTGCAACAATGGCATCAACCATAACATCAAGATCACCACTCATAACTCCTAGAGTAGGTGTTGCACCACTTCCTATACGATATAATTTAATTCCTGTACCTTGTAGATATTGTTCAAGCTCTGTTTCTAAACTAGGTGCAAGACTTTGATCAAATGGTTTAACATCATCCCAAATATTACCACCTTCTTTTAGAGGCCTATAAAACAGCTCACGAAGCATCATTTATAAAGATCATCCTCAAGATTTTTAAGTTCAGTATCATAAATTATTTTAGCAACTTCTTCAGTAAAATTTTCTTCTAAACTGTCATCTAACTCACGAATAGGAAATTCTTCTTTATATGCTGTATATGCTTTTTCTATGAGAGGTTTAAAAATTCTATGACTAAATTTACCACCATTTTCAAATTGTGTTTTACAAGTTTTTAGTATGGGGAAAAAATGACGCCGATAAAAATCATCATTATTATGCATGAAAAAAACTAGGTCCTCAGCTAAATCAAAGCCAAATTTATTTTTTTCATCTTTTACCTTGTTGTGAGATTTTGTTTTTAACATATCCTCAACAGGTAATTCTTTATTGCCAAACATTTCGTATAGTTTCATAATAGCCAACCCTATGCAATATTTATCAATATTACACTATTAGAAACAGCCTCTGTTACGAAATAATTTTAATTACACGGTCAATACGATGTATATTTGATCCTATAAACATTTGGACTACGCTCAAACTTTTGGCATCTTTAACATAAAAGTAGCTATAGCCTTTTTTAAGACCACGCATAAGGTGGCGTTGACAATTTTTGGACATACGAATTTTGTTATTATCTTTACACCAATTTAAAAAACTTTGTTTATTATTTATACAGTTAGATATTGTAATTTTATAGTCAAAGTTTATATATTTTAGATAAATGGTATTTTTTTCAAAAACTACATCTGTTTTAGACGGAATACTGATAAATCTAATTTGATTTTTAAGGATTTTAGTTAAAATATTAAAATCAGTTTCATTATCAGTATAAAAACTTACCCTAGGGTTACTAACCATAACTTTATATTCTGCATTTATAGAATTTATAGTATTAGCTATGTTTATTGCAATGTCATAGTCAGACTTATTACCCCCGTAAACGTATGGTGGAAACTTTTCAATATTTTTCCAAAATTCTATCTTATTAATAATACTATTAATGTCTTTATTTCTAAATAACGGCGCAAATTTAGTTGTTAAAACTACTTTATACCTATATTTGTCTAAAAATAACTTATTGGTTTTCTTAGTTGGTAATAATGTGAGATGGTTCATTTGTTACTACTTTTGGTTGTTTTACACGTTTAGTTAGTATAATTTTACCTTCTTCAAGAGTTATTGTTAAACTGCCACCATCCTTAAGTTCACCAAATAACATCATGCGACTAAGGGGACGTTTGATCTCCTTGTCAATAACACGTTGCAATGGACGGGCACCCATTTTATTGTCAAACCCCAGTTCAATTAAGTGATTTATAGCAGCATCATTAATTTTAATGCGAATGTTTTTATCTGATACTTGTTGTTTTAGTTCGTTAATAAATTTAACAACAATTCTATACATTGTATCCTTACCTAATTTGCCAAAGGTAATAATTGCATCCAGTCTGTTTCTAAATTCAGGAGCAAAGAATTTTTTGAGATCTTTATCATCATAGTCCTTTTCCTGTTTACCAAAACCAATTTGGTTCTTTTCAGCAGCCTGTGCGCCAGCATTAGTAGTAAGGATCAATATAACATTTCTACAATCAGCTTTTTTACCATTACTGCCAGTAACAAAGCCATTATCCATCATTTGTAATAAGATTGTACTTACATCTGGATGGCTTTTTTCAACTTCGTCAAATAATAATACGCTATAGGGGTTTTCCTGAATTTGTGTAATCAGTAAACCTGCATTTTCTTCAAAGCCAACGTAACCTGGGGGACTGCCAATTAGTTTACTTACACTGTGTTTTTCTTGATATTCACTCATATCAAAACGTATAAGTTTTATACCGAGATGTTTAGCCAATATTTTAGCAGTTTCTGTTTTACCACAACCAGTTGGGCCCATGAATACAAACGATCCTATAGGTTTATTCTCAGGTTTAAGTCCAGCACGAGAAACAAGTATTTTATCAACAAGTTCTGTAACTGCTTGGTCTTGACCAAATACTTCAGAATTAATTTGCATTTCTAAGTTTGCTAAATTATTACTTTCTGTTTCTGCGATCTGTTCTTCTGGTATTTGAATTATTTGAGCTAATTCGTATTGAATTTCATTTTCGCCTACTACTCTTTCTTGATCTAATTTTAGATTGAAACGACTACAAGCACAATCAATTAAGTCAATGGCTTTATCAGGAAGTTTCTTATCTGTTAAGTATTTTATACTGAGTTTTACAGCAGCATTAAGACCTTCCTCGGTGATTTTAACTTTATGAAACTGTTCATAGTATTTTTTGATACCTTTCAAGATTTGAACAGTTGTTTCGTAGTTAGGTTCATCAATAGTAATACGTTGGAATCTACGCATTAGGGCACGATCTTTTTCAAAGTATTTACGGTATTCTTCCCAAGTTGTACTGGCTACTACTTTAATGTTGCCCTTACTTAAAGCAGGTTTCATCATATTTGCAAGATCATTAGCACTATTTCCTGCGCTTCCTGCACCTGTAATCATATGTGCTTCATCAATGAATAAAATAGTTTTACCTTTATTCTGTAGTCCCTTTAGAACAAGTTTAAACCTTTCTTCAAAATCACCTCTATATTTACTTCCTGCTAACATCGCACTGATATCTAAATTATATACAGTATAATCTTTTAAGAATTCAGGAACATATCCTTTTACAATATTATAAGCCAGCCCTTCAGCAATAGCAGTTTTACCAACTCCAGGATCACCAACTAGTAAAACATTATTTTTACTACGTCTACCCATGGCTAAAGCAATATTTTCTAATTCAACAATACGTCCAATAACCGGATCAATTTTTTGTTTCTTAACACTTTCATTCAAATTACTTGTAAATGCTTTAAGTGCCCTATCAACTTGACCATCATTAATTTCTTCTTCTTCATTCTGAATTTCATTGTTCAAGTAGTCAGCAAATTTATTTTTTTCAATTCCTGCCTGTTGGATATAATAACTAGCAAAACTACGTTTTTCACCCATGATACTAAGGAATACATCACTAAGCTCCATAGTTTGACGACCATTAAA